CATGTCCAAGGACTGCGTTGATTCTCTTTCTGACATATTCTACCTCTCCTGATTTCAATACTTTGTAAGCAAAGTCTCTCATGTATTCGGGGTCTACCCCTGCATGACTGCACACTTCTTCAAAGTCTTGTGCTGTTGTACCATACGATGCAAAAAACCACGCCTTTGCTCTGTCACGTTCTATCATAACATTCTTAGGCTCACCTGCATACTCAGGTTTTGTTGCATCAAGCAACGCCTGTAGTATCACACACAAGAAGAGAGACTTCTCTGGCGATGATACATCTGGTCTAAACTCGTCTGTAATTACATTTATATTAGTCGGTTTCATATTGATTGTCAAGCCATTCCTTTGGGATGCCGTCAGATAGTTTGCACCACCTGAACCCATAACGCTCACACCATTCAGCGTATGTCATGCGTCCTCCTTTTTGTAATTTATTATTAGGTGCTTGGAATACAAATCTAATATCATGTTCAGGGTGTTGCTTCTTAATGAACAAATGTTTCTTTCTATCTTCAAGCATAAACCTACCCTTGACTTCAAGCATCACGCCGTTGGGTAACACAAAGTCTGGAATATATTTCTTATCTTCACGCCATTCGTATTCTATTTTGAACGGCTCGTACTCAAATTTAATTTTAAATTTATGTAGTTGTTCCGCAGCTTGGTATTCTGCTTCTGATTTGTATTGATGTTTTTTCTTTTTTGACATTACGAAAGAGATATCTCCTCAACGTCAGGTGTCTTAGCAACTTGTGTCAGGTATCGCACACCATTTGAATACTTAAATGCACGTAGATTGTCCCAACACTTTTCTTTGTAGCCGCAGAATACACAACCAATAGCCAACTTACGATTGCCTGATTTGCCATCAGGTACATCGTTGTAACATCTAGGCGGTGGGTTTTCAGTTTTAATAACACCTTTTAGGTAGTTGACCCTTTTGTTTGCGTCTATCATTTCTATGTCGTGTACTTTAGTGACAGCAAGTTCCCCACTGTTCTTATCAATAGCAAAGAATGCTGCCTCTGTGTCTCCACGTTTGGTAGCATACGCACTAATCTGTGAGATATAACCAAAGGGGTCGTCATCAGATAGCCTATTATCCTTAAACTTCTTGAATGCAAAAGAGGATGCTGACTTGATGTCAGTTAATACCCCATCAATTATACAGTCCTGATGTCCTAATACACCCTCAACTGTGACTTCGTCTTGCTCTCCTTCGACACTGTGTCCTGCACTCTTGGTTAAAAGAATTAGGACAGCCTCTAACAGATGACCCATAAGAAATTTAATTCGGGTCTGTCCGTCAATAGGCTGTCCTTCGACACCGTTTACTCCAAACCAGATTTGACGGTCTGGCTTACCGATTTGAGAGAGGCGTAAGTTCGTCTTACCTTCACGCTTTCCCTCTTGGAGTATGATGGACGCAGCTTCACGCACTTGAGATGCAAAGTCATTAAGAAACTTTTGCATATCTTCCTTATCTGTATCCACCCCTTCTTCTAGCATAGCGTAGATGTCAGGTATTAGTGTGTCTATATTCTTTGTCATCTTAAATCGTCCCAATAAACTACAATGGATATAATGAGTATCACACTGAGTGTAATAATTTTAATGGTTGTATCACTCATCTATCTAATGAAATATTTATGCATTAAATTAATAAATTTTTCTTGCACTTCTTTCAGCCATTCTGCACGAGGAAAGCCGTAGCCTAATATAAAACCTAATACTCCTACTGAAAATAGTTCGGCAAGTCCTGAACTGTACATTGACATATAGTAATCTCCTAATAAGTAATAGCATCCCCGTCCTCGTAGCTATCATTCAGAGCCAATACAAGTTGCTCTGTCCCGTGGATACCTAATATTTAGAAGGGAACTTCTTCACTAGGCATTTGGTTAGATGAAGCTTCGGTATAACCTTCTACCGCATCAAAGTCCTCACCATAGGAAACAAGGTCAAGCACTTGAACTTTCTTCAAGAGGGGTGTAACACCTGCCTTGCCGTTCATCTCCCAAGAATAAGGAGTGTAAAGAACATTAACAACGCTTCCGTTACCGATAAGTTTGTCGGTAGGATTCTTTTGTGCGTCTACAACTGAAGGAGCATCGTTGTGTGTACCATCACGCCTTGCGACACGTTGACGGATGTGGATGAAGTCTCCACGCTCGTCACCTTTGTTCTTGATAGACAAGTTGTCAGCTTCAATAGCTGCACGATTGGTGTCATCAACACAAATGTCGATTGAGTATTCAGGTTCAAATGCTGTGTTAGGGTTTTGGACATGCGCCCAGTATGCTTTACCAGTAATAACTGTCATTTCGTTTTATCTCCGTTTTGGATTCAATGTTGTCAGCACCATGCCAACAACTACTATAGTAACTCAACTCAAATAATAAGTCAAGCATTTTTTTTCTAGTGTGTTTCTGCCCAAGTTTTACCAAGCTTATACTCACTATCAAGTGGGCATCTTACACCTAGAGATTTTTCTGTAAGCTTCATTGCAAGTTCTGTGACTGTTCCTAATTCTTCTGCGTGTTCTTTACACACATCAAACTGGTATTCATCATGTATGCTTGCAACAAGTTTGTAATTAAGCTTACGTTTTGTGGCTTCGATTGTAATAAACTTCAACCACTCTTTGCATACAATAGCACCTGCACCTTGCAGTAACAGGTTCATTGCAGCATGGGCTTGTCGAACACGTAGTATGCGTCCATCAAGTCCTGTTATATACCCTCGTGAAGCAAGCTTGTCAACCTTGTGACGTAGCGTCCTCAACGCTGGCATATTATTTAGGAAGTTGTTAATCAGTGTTTGACCATCTCTGGCAGTGCCGTTAACAATCTGTCCAATCTTCGCAGCACCTGCACCATAGATAAACGCATATATAAAAGTCTTTGCGTTGTCTCTAGTCGGTAGTCCTGCCGCACGTTGGTTGGCGGTGTGAACATCACCCTCTACAACCTCTCGTGTGAAGTCTTTATTATTTAGATAGTGAGCAAGCATTCGCAACTCTAACGAGCTTGCGTCACTACCCAAAAGAATATTAGCATCATTGCTACTAGTCCAGACATCTCTACATTCCTTTCCATATGGTGAGTACACAGCAGGTACTTGTGCCATGTTAGGTGATGTGTGAGCCATGCGTCCTGTAATGGTTCGTAGTGTTAACACCTTGCCATGCACCTTACCATCTTCCCCTACAGCTTTTAACCAAGAGGTAATCTGTGATGCTCGTTTCTCCAATAACAAATACCTAGCAATCAACTGTGCTTCTGGTATGTCTAGTTTCTCAAGGACTTCTTCTGCAACTATCGGCTGTCCTTTTTCTGTATGCTTGTCAGGCTTCCATCCTAAATCCATAAGGCGTTCTGCAATCTGTTTGCGTGACGCAGGATTGAACACAGTAACTTTATCCTTCAATCTATTACCTGTCTTTTCAGAATATCTATGTTCAACTATAGGTTTAAATACTTCCTGTAAGTCATTCTTAATATTCTCAGATTCGTCTTTCAATTTAGACAACAACTGCATAGCCTTTGGCTCGTCAAGTGTGAAGCCATTAGCTTCTTGTCTATCTATGATAGCCCTGATTTGATGTTCTAGTTTAATAGAACGTGCGCTAAACTTTTTGAGTTCAGGTATAAGAGTCTTGTAGACTTTCTCTGTAAGTTCTACATCACGTATACAATACTTCAGCATCTCGTCTGAGTACGCACTAAAGTTATTAAACTCAATCTTATTAAAGCCTAGCTTAGTTCCCCAAGCATCTAGTGAATGACCACCTTCACGCATGGGGTCAGCCATCTGTGACAGCAGTAATGTATCACGTATCTTTGCAAGCGGTATGTTAATACCTAGTATGCGCTTGAGAGTAGGAGCATCAAAAGAAACGCCGTTGTGCATAATAATAATATCAGATTCTTCGATGACAACCTTACAGTGTTGAATGTTTGTCGGACTGTATGTATAAATTCTTCCATCATCTATATCCTTTGCTACGACACAAAAGATTTCTTTTGCGTCTAAACTATCTGTTTCAATATCAACTACTAGTCGCTTCATCCTTGTATACTTTCAAAAAATCTTTGGCGAATAACTTCTGTATATTCAGAAGCCACATACGAGAGGCATTATGGTCACCCCCTGACACGCTCCGTTTACTGTCAAGATTATCTATGATTTTCTTTAGATTGTCAACCTTAAAAACAAGCGTAGCAAAAATATCTTCGTTGATACACAGGTTATGAAACCAGTAGTCAGCTTCTGTTGTAGTAATGCCTGATGGTTTACCATAGCATTGATACTCAATACATATGTTGCCTGTGTCCATCCACATGCCTCGCTCAGATTTTACTTCAATCTTTTTAT